AGCGTAGCGCCACTATTTGAAGCTGGCGCGATATGGGCGCCCAAAAAAACGTTCGCTGAAGAAGTTATCGAGGAATGCGCAGCATTCCCATTCGGCGACAATGATGACTACGTGGATTCTACCACGCAAGCCTTGATGAAATATAGACAAGGATACCATGTTATGTTAAAAGATGATTTTGATGATGAACCAGTTGATAATGCTAGGAGGAGGGCTTATTACTAATGGTCGAAGTACGAATTAAGAAAAAACCAGAACGTCCAAGAAGCGATGATAACGTACGTCAAGTAAATAAACCCCGTAATTTTTTTCAAAGAAGATGGGATGATCTTATTCGTGCAGAAGATTGGATGACGGAAAAAAGTGGCATTGGAAATTTTGTTGATAATATTAAAAGATTTCAAAAAGCTGATAGAGCGTACACCGCGGACCAAGGCTTAGGTTTTTTAGAAAAAATATATAAAAGTCCATATAAAAAAGATGTGGGGCGATGGGCTGGAAACGTGGGCTATAGCACCGCAGAAGGTTTAGGTGATATGCTAGAACTAGGATGGCGTGTTCCTACAGCACTTGCAGGTTACGATACAATTCCTGGTGATCATGGAGTAATGGGAAAATATTTTGCCGGTGCGCAGGAATATGATCCTAAATGGAATCTATTTGGATTGGATGTTCCTAATCCATTTGCAGATGAATTAAAAATTTCCCAATTAGAGCAAGCGATTCCTAATATAGAAAGAGATATAGGTCTTGATGCTTTTGAAAATTTAAAAAATCCAAATGACATATTAAATATTGTAAATTTTCAAAATCATTTACGAAATTATGGTCTAGATTTAGAGGGACTAAATCAAGAAGAAAAAATAGGGGCTTATAAGAAGTGGATGGGTGATAAGTATCTTTCACAATTTAAAGATGCTGATGATTCACGACTGATGGCAAGTGGTGATTATCAGTATGCAATACCAAACGAATTTTTAAAAAGTCTTAATTACTGGGATCCTTATTTAAATCTTGATCAAGATATGACGGATACAATTGTAGGGGATTATGTGAAGGATATTACAGATTTTTCAAATACAACATGGAAGCCTATAGAGGAAAAGTTTACGGAAAATTTATATAACCAACGTGATCAAATGTTAATGGATCAATTTGGATTAGATAAAGATGAACTTTTATTTGCAATGACTAAAGGGGAAGCGAATAATTTAGATTTAGGAATATTTGAAGATTTATTAAGAGAAAACACAATGCCTTTTATGGAAGATGATTTTAGATTAGATTACGAAACGGATGCAGCACAAAAAATTGTGGATGAAAATCCATTTTGGTCTGAAGGATTAGCATCATTGGCTGCTTGGCCTGCAGGTTTGAAAGCATTAAAATCTGCAGGAAAAATAAATGCTGGACCATTAAGCACTGCCTATAAAAATGTATATCCAGGATTAAGTGGAACTGGCGGAACTCCAATACCATTTTATAATTTTCCATCAAGAACATGGACTGGAGGTAGTTTTAATCCTAAAGGCAGAGCTTACTGGCAATTCCCAGCATTAACCTATGGAACTGCTTTAAGAGAAACAGGCGATGAGTAGGTTAGCCCATCTTTTACGTCGAAGTCCTAAGAATAGATATAATAAAGGACAGACAATTAATTATCCTTCTACAAGAAAGGTAGGTTCTCTTACAAACGCTATAACTAATTTTGTTAATAATAATACAAATGTATTAGCTCTACCTAATCGTGGAACAATTGTAAAAGATGCAGTTTTAGCTGCTAATCCAAATATTGTAACAAGAAAAGGAACTAATATTACAGCCAAAAATGTGGATAAAACATTAAATAAAGAATACGGAAAATTAGACCGTGGAAATATTTCCATTGCCAATAATCCAAATGCTGTGGCATTAATAGAAAAAATGGTTTCAAGACAGCCAAGTGTTAAATCAACAGAAATTATAGAAGAACTTACTAAGATTGATCCTATTTATACAAACATATCAAATGAATCAGTTACAAAACATATTAATAGAAGTTTTCCAGGACTTAATAGAAAAAAAACTTCTCAAGAAATAAGAGATTATGAAGCAGCAAGACATAAACAAATAGCTGCGTGGGATGACCCCATTGCTTCGGCAGGAATTGTTAATTTACGTAATACCATTGCGCCACAATTTACTGGTATTTTAGATGATAGCCAAGTTTTAACAGGAGCCCATCCAGCACAAATTGTTAATCGTGTTAAACCAGAAGGAAAAACATTTATTACACCCTCTTGGAGAAATTCACGACATAATAAATTAGAGAATGAAGCCAAAAGATTAATGGACGAAAAAAATTCAATAGTTTCTACTTTAAGCCCAAACGACTCAGCTAGTATGAGTATGTTAAAGGATATTAATAAAAGAATTACGACTGTATCAGATGATATGGCAAAGTTAGGACTAGAATCAAAATTATGGAACCCTTCACAAAATAAATTCCAATATTTTGGAAATTTATACGGTTCGGGAACAAATCCTTATTTTAATAGAAGTCCTGTATTATCTTTAAGAGAAAGTATTTTAAATCCTAATATTGGAAAAGGTCCTGGGTTCGCGCAAGGCGGTTTAGTATCCCTTTTAAAAGATAAATCTTTACAAAGAATGGCTAAAAATCTTATTCCAAAACAATTTTCTATATTAGAAGGAGGATTATCCTAATGGTATTACCAAAAGTTATAGGTGCACTTAGGTCATATGCTCCTAAATTAGCAAAACCAAAAGTACCTTCCGAGAAGGTCCTTGATTTAGGAAAAGCTAAGGCAAAAACAACGCCACTATCATCAAAAAACATTCCAGCACTCTTCTATAATTCACGCGAAAAGATTTTAGATGCTCCATTTGAGAAAAATACCCCTCAAAACTGGATGAATTACTTAAAAAATAGAGGCGTTAAGGATAAAGAGCTTTATGACACCTCTACAACCTTCTTTTTGCAGGATTTAGGTAATAAAACCTTAACAAAAAAAGATTTTATCAAGGAATTTGATGAAATTGCCCCTAATTTAGAGGTCGTGGCCCTTGGTGAACCGGCTCAAAAAGATATTATTCAAGGTCTTATAAAACAAATGAAGAAAATAGACCCAAAAACACAAGATCCACGTGTTGAAGGCTTTGTTTCTTATCTTCAATCATCACTTCCTAATGCTTTACATGAAACAGGTAATATTAACCCCAAGGCACTCGATAAAATTGCCGTAAATGTTGATAAATACATGAAAGATGTTTTCGGCGTTGAAAGTGCCATGGAAAAAGGATTAGCACTGACGGAAAATGTTCCATTTGCCGTAAAAGAGCCCCTTGTGGCGTTATCATCTGCAATGGAAAAGCGTGGTGTAGGATTTAAGCCAAAAGATTTTAAGGGTGAAGCACGTTACCGTGGAGAGCAAATGTTACCTGGTGGTGACAATTATAGAAACTTTTTATTTAAATATAAACCAGGAAAATTACGTACGAGTGAACCAACATACACATATGCCCATGATTTTAGTTTACCTTCTTCTGCGCGTTCAAATGCATTTGTTCATGCAAGAGTGTCTGATAGAACGGATGAGTTTGGAAGAAGAATATTATTTGTAGAAGAAATACAATCTGATATGCATCAACCCATTCAACGTGCTATTCGTGAAGCTAAAACAGCAGGAAAACCACTTAGCCCAGAAAAGGGATATGCAAGGCGTGGTGATTTACCAACACCCCAAGAAATTTTGGTTAATAAACAACAATTAGATCTTATTACCTTAAAGATTGAAAACTTATTAAACACTAATCCACGCTCAAAAGCACTTCCTAAGTTAGAAAAAGAACGTGATAAAATTAGAACTATTCTTGAAGAAGCTAAAGCAAAAAAAGGCGTTGGAGGAGGAGATGTCCCGGAAGGACCATTTCAAACTTCACAGGAATACATGGAATTTGTTGCAAAATACTTAACGCGTGTTGCAAAAGACGGAAAATATGATGGCGTTGCTTTTGCTAATCCTAGAATAAAAAATCGTAGATTATCCCCTGGTAATAGAGATTACAATGGTAACCTCGCTGCATATGGGCCTATATTAAATAAAGCACTTATTAATGCATCGAAAAAAACAGGTGCAAATCTTTTAAATACTGTTATAAAGGATACAGAGGGGCGAATATACGGAAACGTAAAACTATTAAATCTGAAGGGCAATACAATGGCAGAAGAAATTATTTCAAGAGGTGTATCAGCTTATAGACACGGAGGAGTAGTCAATGGCAGATAAAACAAAGAATCAAATTGAAAAAGCAATGGATGCTGTAGAAGCAGCACTTGAAATTGAACCTATTGGGGAAGAAGTACAAATCGATGAAAAAAATGTTTCATTTGATGGCTTTGAACTTATGGAAGATGGAAGTGCAGAAGAAGTTATAGATAACCAAAATATAGATCAATCACAAATACCATTTAATGCGAATTTATCTGAATATATTTCAGAAGACGAGTTATCCAAATTCTCATCGGATTTGGTAAATGCATTCGACGCGGATAAGGATTCAAGGAAAGACTGGGAAGATACCTATGTCAAAGGACTTGATATGCTGGGATTCAAATATGAAGACCGCACCCAACCGTTCGAAGGAGCATCAGGGGTCGTTCATCCTTTACTAGCTGAATCTGTTACGCAGTTTCAAGCCCAAGCTTATAAGGAACTTCTCCCCCCAAGCGGCCCCGTACGATGCCAAATAGTTGGTGCAGTGACACCAGAAATTGAACAACAAGCAGATCGTGTAAAAGAATACATGAACTATTACATCATGAATGTAATGGAAGAATTTGATCCAGAAATGGACCAATTATTATTCTATCTTCCACTATCTGGTTCAGCATTTAAAAAAGTTTATTATGATGAAATTTTAAAACGTTGTGTATCAAAGTTTGTAACAAGTGAAGATTGTGTCATTAATTATATGGCAACTGATCTTGAACAAGCAGAACGTATTACACATTGCATTAAAATGTCATCCAATGAAGTTAAAAAGTTTCAAGTGTCAGGATTTTACCGTGATGTTGTCGTGGCTTCTGGCCAAGTAGATATTACTAATGATGCTACTCAAAAAGTAAATGAGTTAGAAGGTGTTACACCTACTAACCAAGGTGAAGATGATGAACACTTAATTTTGGAAATGCATGTTAATGCAGATGTTCCAGGATTTGAAGATACAAGTGGAATTAAACTTCCATATATTATTACAATTGATAAATTTTCATCTAAGATTTTATCCATACGTCGAAACTGGGCAGAGGGTGATTTAAACTTTAAAAAGAAATCATACTTTATCCATTTCAAATTCCTCCCCGGCCTAGGCTTTTATGGCTTTGGTCTAATACACATGTTAGGTGGGTTATCGCGAACAGCAACAAGTGTTTTGCGGCAGTTAATTGATGCTGGTACACTCGCTAACCTACCTGCAGGATTTAAAGCAAGAGGAATGCGTATACGTGATCATGATGAACCATTGCAGCCAGGTGAATTTAGAGATGTGGATGTAACTGGTACCTCTATTAAAGAATCATTATTACCACTTCCGTATAAAGAACCTTCACAAACTTTATTTGCATTATTAGGTTTTGCCGTTGATGCTGGTAAATCATTTGCAGCAATTGCTGATATGAAGATGGGTGAAGGTAATGAACAGAATCCAGTTGGAACAACACTTGCTCTACTTGAGCGTGGAACTAAAGTGATGAGTGCAATTCAAAAAAGATTACACTACTCACAAAAAAAAGAATTTAAATTATTAGCTAGTTGTATACAGATGTATACTCCAGCGGAATATCCATACCAAGTTGTTGGTGGTAATAGAATGATTAAACAAACTGACTTTGATCAGCGTGTTGATATTCTACCTGTAAGTGATCCTAATATTTTTTCTATGTCACAAAGAGTTATGCTAGCACAACAACAATTACAATTAGCAACATCGAACCCACAAATGCATAATATGCGTGAAGCATATAGACGTATGTACCAAGCAATGGGTGTAGATAATGTTGATGCTATTTTAAAACCAGACACAGAAAATGAACCACAACCACAAAGCCCAGCAGTTGAAAATTCTGCGGCCATGAAGGGTTCACCATTAAAAGCTTTTATTCAACAAAATCATCCTGCGCACATGAAAGCGCACGCTGAATTTATGTTTACAAGAATGGTACAGATTAATCCGCCATTATATTCTATGTTACAAGCGCATGTTTCTGAACATTTAGCATTAATGGCACAAAAACAGGTTCAAGAACAATTTGCTGAAATGGAACAAGATTTACAACAGCAGATGCAAGCAGCACAAATGAATCCTCAAGAGATGCAACGCTTAGATGGGTTAGCACAACAAATGATGACGGATAAAACTAATGCTATTGCAGATCTAGAAGCACAAATGACAGCTCAACTTGCGCAAGATGAAGAAAAACGTAGTAAAGCTGAGCAAGCTGATCCTCTTGTTAAACTTAAACAACAAGAAATTGATTTACGAGCAGCTGAAGCAATGATGCGTCAACAAGAAATGCAAACTAAAGGAACACATGAAGCAGAAAAACTTGACATGGAACGTGACAAGATAGAAGCTGATACAACAATTAAACTAATGGATGTTGCTGGTAAGATTGATCAAGAAGCCGCAAAAGAAGCATTAGGGGAATTGAAAGAAAACGTTGCCTTAACTAAAGAAGCAATGAAAAATGAAAAAGATATAACTACTGCAAGGATAAATGCCGGAAACAGAGATAAAAAAAGTAAAGATAATAAGTGATTCAATGCAAGAGATTGACACTCTTGCTCGTTCGCTTATAAAGAAGCCCGAAGATGCACTATTGGTATGTGCAGCTTTGATGGCTGTAACACGTCAACATTATGTTGATACGTTAGGGTCAAATCAAACGTCACTTGTATTTCAATCAGTAATAGATTCTTTTGAATATATGGCTGAATTGGAATCACAGATGGCAAGTGTAACTATACATTAGGAGGACCAAATGAATCTATTAAAAGATGTTTGGACACATATAAAAGAATGGAATGAGTGGAAAATGAAGGACTGGATTAAGGCCGGCATTGTAGCCATTATAGTTCTTATTGTGCTTCAAGCTATGATACCTGGTGCATAATGGTTGAATTAGACCGACAAGGTTTTGCAGACAGGCAATCTAAATGGAATCTAGCTGCACGTGAACAACGTGCAGCTAAACGTAATGAACATGATTATTTCATGCGTTCATTTAATCCTAACATTGCAACGCGTAACGATTTTACAAGATTTAGAGAAGGTTTAAGAAAACAAGCTGGAGAATTAGTTGGTGCAACATTTAATCCAAGCGGAAGTATTGGAATTATGGGTTCTGATAATGCAGCTAAGTTTCATGCATTATATTCTACTCCATATAGAAAAATGATGAATCAATACATGATGACTAATCCTGATAGTTATAAATCTCATTTTCCAAAATCTTATTTTGCTCAAAGAGCACTTCCTAATCTAATGAAAATGGGTATTGGTGCTGTAACCGGAATTCCAGGACTATCAAAAATGTTTGGAGATTCTGATAAAGCAAATGAAGAAATTTTAGGAGATTATAGTTATTTAAAAAGTCGTCCGGTAAGATTTGAAACACAACCAAATGATATGAGTGATGAATTATGGGAAATTATTATGGATGCCAATAATCAAGGAATAAAAACTTCCCCTTATGATGAATGGTATGATCAGTTTTTCCCAATGGATGTTCCAGATTATTTTCATCAATTTATGGATGATGAAATGCTTCCTTATAAATTAGGTGTTAGATAATGAGTGCTCGTGAAGCATATATTGCAGGACGATCTGGTGGGTCAAGGCCTAGGAATATATCTACTGGTTCTCCAGGTTCAAGTAGTCAAAGACATAGACAACAAAAAGCTTATGATGCAGGTAAAGAAGAAAGACGAAAAAGCATAAATAAAAGGCATCCAACTAAAAGAGATACTCAATATTATACAGAAAAATATAGTGATCCTCGACAGCAATTAGCAGCATCTTTAACGGATGCAGGACAAGTTGCAGGTAATTTAGCTTTTGGATTATTTAAAACAGCCCCTAAAGGGTCAAGCGACTTAGTAAAAGAATATTTAAAAAATCCAAATGTTTTTTATTCAACTTATGGAAAAGGAGCAGATGCTCATACGACAGCTTTTCAAAAAGATTTAACAGGATATGGAGGATTAACATACTCAGATCCAGATGATTATGATGAATATGGTAGAGGATATTTTACACCATTTAATCCAGCTAATTACCCAGATGAATATCCTGGTTTTAGTAGTTTTAATAGCCAGTTCTCAGGTAGTAATTCAGGTAATTATCCTGGTGGTTCTGGTAATTCCATTGCTTTATATGGATCTGGATTATCCCAAGATCCAAAACAATTAGGAGCTGGAGAAGAAGCAATTCCTTCAACAGAGTTGCTTGATTATATGATTCGTGTTAATAGATATAATCCATATACAAAACAAGCCATGGTAAAAGACGGTGGCTTATTAAGCTTATTGAGGTAATATGTTAAACTTACTTTTAAAACCATTATTAGGGGTTGCAGGACAAGCGGTTTCTGGATTTATAGAAACTAAAAAAGCCAAAGCTGAAAACAAGTTAACGGAAATAAAAGCTAATACTAAGTTGAAACAGCAGCAAATCGCCGGCGAAGTATCGTGGGAAGCGTCTGCTGTTGATCAAATGAAGGGAAGCT